GTCCTTTCACTTCTAGAAAGATACCATTCGGCAAAAGAAAGTCGGGGATGTAGTTGCATTCAAGAATGTATGCGAGTTTGCGTGATTCGTATTCGTATTTAACTTTCAAGCTAGAGAGAAGGTCAGCAACCTTACCCTCTAAGCCTGATCTAAACATCAGAAGTCGTCGTCCTCCGTTACATCAGCAGCAGGAGTCACATTAGGATCGGCTGCCTTGAAACCAGCAGTCTTACCAAACAACTCAGCCACTGATGCATCATCCAGATCACCAGTGTCTACACCAGCGGACGTATTGAGTGCAATCACCTGTACACCAGCAAGTTTCAGGCTAGTGCCGTAGGTCACACCGTCCTTGAGGATGTATGGCTTCTGACGGAATGCAAGCTTGACTTTCGATCCACCATACAGCGGGGTATCTTCATCAGTAATGACCTTGCCTTCCGTATCAACAACGGGAGGACGGGTCTCATCATTCCAACTGAAGCGGACTTGATACTGTCCGTCCTTGACTTCTTCCCAAGGCTCAGGCTTGAGGGTGGAACGCTTGGGGTTCTTCAGTTTGGATTCTGCCCACTTGAGCAGTTCAGTACGCTCATCTTCAAGCGTGTTGATAGTGTCTTGGTCGAGCAGCGCAGACAGTTTGTAACCAAACTTGCCAGGCTTCAGTACAGCTTGGAACCCTTCAAGGACAACAGGCTGTTCGGTCTTGTGGATGGTTTGTGCCATTAACAGAAAAAGTAGGTGGATTCGATAACCGACTCAGGCTTAAGGTCGCCTACAATCGGTGGGTCAGTCTCCGCACCTATTTGAGATGCGAAGTCATGAAGAAAGTCATGCTCTGCGAACAGGTGCATGTATGTCTCACGCACCAAGGTAGATAGCGTGGACATGTCCGTGGCTCTGCATAACACAGAGTCATGGATAAGTGCAATGGGTGCATCGAAGCGCAGCGCCGATAAGTGTATCAGGCTGGCATCGAGCGAATGGATAAGGTTAGGAGCAGTTGCATTCTTGTGATGTAGTAAGTCAACCGTGTCAGAGTCACCAACAGCAACCTTGACCTTACAACGACCAAGTAACTGAAGTTCAATGTTTAAGAACTCAGGTTTCATTAGACGTTGAGTAACGACAAACCCAGAAGGTGTTGTCCATGTTAACTCAGTTGAACCGCGTTTGATAGCCTCAGCTACCTCACTCTCGATCCATGTCATCACAGCCATAGGACCAGGAACTACAACATCCATTGCGTCCCTGACCGCCTTGACTGTAGCGGTTAGATCATCTTTGTCGATCTCTACACCACGTTCTTTCAATGCGTCACGAATGTACCCACGATTGGAGTACGGTTTAGCATTGTAAGGAACGGTCATGACTACACGCTTAACCGTCTTCCTGTCCATGTAAGGTTGAATGGACTCGGGACAGTTAGGCGTAGCAGCCTCTGCAACGACCTTGTAAGCGTCCTGAGGTTTATCGGATGGCAGAACGTTAACGAGCCGTGCTGTAGAGGCGTCCCTGGCTAATCCTGCGAGGATCTGAAGACCACTGCATGTAGCATCTGTAGCTACCATCAGTGAAGTATGTGAACGATCACATGCAATCACACAATGGTAATACTCTTCACATGCTGCAAGGAACTGCCAAGGTTCATCGACACCCTCCCATTCATGAAGGTTAGAGATAGGATTAGTAGCGATGAGTGTGATGAGTTGATGATTCTCTAGCGTCCATGCTAATCGCTCAGCCATTGGTGCTTTATCAAGACCATACGTTGTAGCGACCTGGAAAGCTAACCAATCACAGGCATACTCATCTACGAAAGACTCATCATGAAACTTTAACAATGACTTGCCAAAGTCTGTGTCTTGCGGTGTAAGAAAAGCAGGAATAGGGTAAGCTCTACCTCTGTAATCAAAAGACCACGGAATGTAGAACTGCTCTCGATCTTTAAACACCTGCACTGCATTCATCGTCATACGTGTACGGCATGATCGTTGAAAAGCCTGTGCATTGATGTTCATAATCTCAGCTGCTCTTCTTCTGTAATCTTTTCTACTCTCTTTATTCTCCGCAATGTCTACCGGTTTAGGCGGTAAGGGAAGTTCAATAATAGGGACAAACTTACCTACCTCTATCTGTTTACTCATTAAGGTTTCTGCAACCTCAGTAATAAACGGATTAATACGGTAGGCGACCTTCTGAATCTTGTTCAGAAACTTGATCGGTGTTTCTCCCTGTATAAGGGTGGGACCGCCTCTACGCACCATGTCATGCCCACGCATCACTTCGTTTAGCAGGTATCCGCCAGGCTGTGTGATGCTCCAATCATTAGGAGGAATGAGCATAGGCCAAGTCATAGGACTGAACAACTCAGCTGTAGCTACTACCTCGTCCTTGATGTCCAGGAACTCAGGCGTAGGTACAATGTACTGGTATGTCTTGCGTCCTTCCCGACGTACATCACGCATGAACCAGTTGGTGCCTTCGCAGATGCAATCAAGTAACCAACCGCCTAGTTTAATGCGATTAGATTTACCCCATGATTGCCAGTGCTCAACATCATACCGATTCATCAAGGTAGAAATAACCTTAACCTTTTGGTGAGTACCAATTGACTTGTGCCAATAGTTCTCCTTCAGTACGTTAAGCAAGCCAGGCACAGTGCGTTCATAGTGACGCATCATGCACTCATTCTCAAGTGCAGTGCCGATTGAATCGGAGACATTCTGCACCTTGGACGAAGAAGGGATAGTAGAGAATACCTTATCAAAGGTAACTTTACTGGCGATAGCTGCTGCTACCTCAGCTTCAACATCAGCTAGATACATGCGTATCTCTGCAAATGCTGTGCCTGTCTTACCCTCATGTATGCGGTTAGATGTAGCTTGGATCCGCTTAACAACAAGCGGAATCAGTGTTTGAACTGACGCTACACCATAGACAGAAGCACTAGCGTAGTCTTTCTCTTCTAGCTTTCTTGTGTTATCACGAAGAGCCTTGAGTCCTTGGCGTATTTGTTCACGCTCAAGGTTAACTTGTTCCTCAATTTGTGCAGGTGTTGGCATAGGCGAGCTAGCGAGCCACCTCGGCGAAGTCTACAGTGTCGTTGTCATCTGCGAGCTGCTCCATAGCAAGCTCAAGGATCTCATCACGGTGCGGATGATTCTGCAGTTGTGCACACAGTTGGTGCAAACGGCGATAGTAAACTTTAGTCGTCATTGTCAGGAGCCTCGCAAGTAAGGTGGTGGATTGCTTCGTGATTACAAAGGGTGAACTCAATGTCAGGTGTACGCATAAGCTGCCTGACCTTGTTCTGTGCTGCTGATTCACGCATGTAAACGTGCTCCTTAACCTTGTAGGTCTTGGTGTCACGCACACGGATGATACAACATACAGACGATGGTAGCTCCCAACCTGCTACCTTCCACTCCATGATTTCATCAAAAGAGTGGGGTTCAAACATCTCATCGGGTGTGTCCTTGAATGCTTCCCAATTGTTAGGATAGTAACGCTTACCACTCATCAGATAACCTCACATTGATTAGTTTGTCTTTGCGTTCTTGGGACAATTCTAGAGCCATCCATGCAGCTGACTCAGAATCGGGCGCTAATAGATACATAGTGCCTGAACTAAGGGTGATTTCATACAGCTTTGGCTGATGATTGTGAAGCATTTGTTTTACCTTTGCGAGAGGATGTAGGTGGTTGAGGTGTTGGTTCCTCTGCGTCCTTGCTAAAGGTTTGCATGTACGCATCATGGAACTCATTACGCATCTGTTTGTACTGCTCAATTGTAGCAGGTGTTCCTACACTTTCGTAGTGATACAGCCATGATTCGACTGCATTAAGTAGCAGCCATTCGCGGGATCGAGTAAGTGTTTTAGTCATCAGATTAACTCCAGTTGTTTAAACTCAAGATGATCACAGCATGAGTCATCATCGTGCAGATCAAGCATGTCCGTGTCTACGTGAGACACAAGCTTATCAAAAAGAAAGTTAACGAAGTCTCTATTCTCTTGGGTAATCATTTCCAATTCTCCTTACATGTAGTGGACAGGTAGTAGTAAGCACGACCATGATCGGCTACTTGATACTCACGCAGCATAGCGTATGCTTCAGTGCGTGTAGTGTACTCATCACAGGTCTCATCATAGCGACCCTCTTGACGGTTAATGTAGTAGGTCATCAGAACTCCTTGTAATCTTGTGTGTTGTTTGTCATTGGTACAACATCAAGGACACGCTCACGTCCTTGTGCACGAGCATCACCTTTGCTCCATGCTTCCATGACTGAGCGAGCAGTGATGTATTCACAGGCGCAAATGTCACGCCCCTTGGTGTATAGGATTTGGTATTGCAT